TTAACAATGTTTTGGGTAGTATGGCCAAACATTGAAATAATTAATGATCAAATTTTTGAAACTTACTTTAGTCACCATAATTCCTATGATCGAAATGAAAATCATGTGTTTAAAAATATTTCTAACGATCAGGAATCGTTTGTTAACGGTGTTGTGTTATTTTCTACAAATAAGCCAGTATCTAAGAAAGAGATTGAACATAGATTTTTTATAGATAAAAAAGAACACAATCTAGTGGCCAGCAAATATAAACCGTACGACAAATTTGTAATCGATACGTTTAGCGATTACGAACATGCTCTTAACACAGCTGATACAGATATGTTTTGGGCAATTCCTCCGGAAGTTGAACCTGTACCAGATTTTAAATTTGATCTTCAATTTCCATACCAAAATAAGTATGAGCTCAGTATAAATCACGTCTTTAAAAATATTGATGTTGAAGAAATTAAGTACAACGGTATAATGTTATTATCGAAGAAAAGACCTATTTCTGCAAGAGAAGTTGAATATAGATATTTGATTGAAAAGAAAGAATATGACCTTGTGGCAAGTAAATTAAAATTATACGATATTGTGTTTATATCTTATAACGAACCTAATGCAGATGAAAATTTTGCTAACTTAATTGATCGATTTCCAAGAGCTAAACGTGTACACGGCGTAAAAGGTATTCACCAAGCACATATTGCAGCCGCAAAATTAGCAACAACTCCAATGTTTTGGGTAGTAGACGGTGATGCAATAGTAGAAGATGATTTTCAATTTGACCTACTACTACCTAAACACGATACAGATATTGTTCATGTTTGGTTAAGCAAAAATCCTATCAACGGATTAACATACGGCTATGGTGGTGTTAAATTATTGCCTAAAAACTTAACTATTAATATGGAAATGACTAGTGTTGACATGACTATGGCAATTAGCAAAAAATTTAAAGTTATAAAAGAAGTTAGTAATCTAACAGTTTTTAATACAGATCCGTTCAATACTTGGAAATCTGCGTTTAGAGAGTGTGTAAAATTAGCCAGCCGTCCTGTTGATTCTGGATATCAAGAAGAAACTGAAGATAGATTAATTACTTGGTGCAGTGTTGGATCTGATAAACTTTATGGAGAATATAGTATAGCAGGAGCTCGAGCTGGAAAACAGTACGGGCTATTGAATATTGCCGATGCTAACCAGTTAAGAAAAATTAATGATTTTGAATGGTTGCAAAATCAATTTAATTTATTGCAACCCTTAGTAGAAAAATAATAATCTATACTAGATGCTTAATTGGCATCTCTATCATCCGGACTTTTACCCCATCCGAAATGTTCTCTTGCTAAATCTCTAGCATATTCAGCATGACCGGGCGGAAGTACGTGCCCACACGCAGTCATTTGTTCGAACGCTCCTTTATTGAACCATCGATCATTGATCTTATCAAATTCTAATAAATCAAACCAAAGCATTCGAAGCCATTGATTTTTAGAGTTATTAACTATTTCTTTGTATTGCCAAAATTCACCTACAGTGTTTAAGAAAATAGGATCTCTTCCAATTCTCCGCTTAACATAATTTTTAATTTGTAAACATTCTTTTAGATAATCAATAAGCAATTCTTCATCACTGAGTGTTGTCCAAATAGCTTCAAACAATTTTTTATGTTTACTTTCATATCCTCGATAATGAAATCCCGGAATAGATGATTTAACCCAATTAAAAATTTTCCCAATATCTTGTGTATCTTCGTGATACCAACCTAATCTTCCAATGCTTGTTAAGCCTATGAAAACATAATCTGGCAAGTCTGCTCGACTTCTTAATGATTCAAGATAGGCAATAGTTCTAGTTGATATGCCCGTCATACATGATCCGCCAATGGCCCCATTAACTACATTAACAGTGTCATTAACTAGCATAGTATCAACTAGTTCACCTAATAATGTAGCCCACACATATTTCTTATTACTAAGTTGCCAATGATTATGTAAATCAAGATTTCTATCTAGCATTGCATGCCTTTTGTTACACCATGCTACGTCAAATTCTACGTCGCAAGAATGATGCCCTGGATACAAATCTGGAAAAACTTCTGGATCAGACAATCCGTCGCCAGCAGTAAAACTATCCCCATTTACATAAATTTTCATAATTCAAATCCTACTTCTAATCCTCGAGATAAATTTTGATGCATGAGTTGTTTAATTTCCCATTTATTCTTTTTAAAGTTTCCTAAAATAATCCACGGTGGCATAACTTGTAAATTATTTTGATTGCACCACTCTATATATGCTGGATTAGGAAGAATACCTTTATTTAATTGTGGATTAAATACATATTCAAACCTAGCCGAAATTGTTTTGTAATTGCTAGTTTCTTCATCAACTGAACTTCCAGTAATCCATTGGTCATACTGATGTTTTCCTAAATCGTCAAATCTTAAAATTAGATCGTGTTGTGAGTATTCGCAATCTTCCGGCTGTATTTTAATATCAATATTTTCTAAATATGCTCCGTTTGTATTAGTAAAATAAACAGAATAGTAATATTCTAAAGAATGAATGTATAAATTAATATTTTGCCAGGATTTCACAAAGCTGGGATAGTTTTGTTTCGTATTGTCTCCGTTGACTATATTTTTTAATCTGTCAGTGTACAATACCCATTTTTTATGTGACGCATTGAGCCATTGTTGATCAATACCAACAATTTTATTAAACATGATTTGAGGTAGATTTTTTTCTACAGCAAACTTATTAACTATATCAATTGCAGCATTTAGATTATTAATAGTCTCATTAGAACGAGTTATAAACGAAGTATCTCTAGCAAAATAACTCATATTCATTTTTTTAGAAAAAATGCTTTCAAACCAAACAGACGCTATGGGTGTATTGTTAGGCTCTAATTCTAAATAGTCGCCTGATTTTAAAAAAATAAATTTCATTTGAGTTTTGGAAAAATACTATTTAAATCTTCGTTACGCACAGTATCAATTTTTTCTGTAAAATATTTAAAGTATTCCCACTGTCCGTTGGCTTCTGGAGTGTAGTAATGGCCATAGAGATCTTCCCAATTGCGTCGATCAATAATACCGTGTAATGAATTAATTTTATCCTGTCGCATTTGTTTAGGTAGTATATTAGCCGATAGATAGTCTGGGCTTTGAACATGATTTAATCCTACTCTAATGCGTATTTTATTGTTGGACAAATATCTTTCTAATTCGTCAACATACATAAAATTATAGACGCTGACAGTTTGAGTTACACGATAAATGAATTTGTAATTATTTAAAAATAATTTTAAGTTATTAATGGTTAAATCCCAATCGCTTAAACTTCTAATGTAAGTGTTGCGTTCTCCAACATCATCGATGCTGAAACTAATATGTACTTCTTTAAATTTAGTCAATAGATCCAATGCTGGAGTAATCTTATCCCATTTGTAATTTAAATTTGTGTGATAATGTATAGCAATATCAGTTTTGCCTTCACGTACTAATTTTTCTAGTAGTTTAAAGTGAGTAGGTACAAGAAATGGTTCGCCGCCACTTATATGTATTTGTTCTAGATTAGGAGCAAATTCTGTTAACCTGTTGTAAAAAGATTCATCGTCTACCCAATCAAAACTAAAATCAGGATTACTTTTAATCCAATGATAACCACTAGCTAATTTGACTGTATCTTTTAATTTATAGTAATCTTGAATCCAACTTGTGCTAGAGTCTGCATTACAGCTTCGACATTTTAAATTACAAAAATTTCCTAATCGTAATTCAATGTGACGAAGATCTGTCTTAATAGAGCCGTCGGCAGCGGTTAGTGCAGCGTGATCTAAATTACGATTGGTTTCCTGTTGGCGCTTACTCTTTCCGCCAGCCTGTTCAATTTGATGGCATCCCTCACATGCAGTCGGTACCTTGCCTGCTAACATGTCTAGTCTAATAGTTTTATAATTATCGCAGTTAATAATCTCTGGTATATTACTATTCATAACTGTGACAGTTTTAGTTTTATCTTCACTAACCCTGTTCCAGCTATGTCCGTTGCCCTTACCTGAATGTTTGGCAACACAACAAATTGTACAATTGCCTTGTGGAAACACACTCAGATGTATCCAAGGAAAATCACAAATAAATTTATCACTCATAATGTATCAAACCATTCGGCTAATTCTGGTACAGCCGTTCTTATATCTTCTTTTCTAATACGGTCTAACTTTATAGTATCTCTTTTAAATTTTTGTTGTAGTTCTAATGTTTTTTCTAGAGAAATTGTTGAGTTTAAATAAAATTTAACTTCGTTATATAAGTTAGCTAGCCATCGACTTTCTTCTTCAGTTACAATTGAAGTTATTTTTTCTAAATGTTCATCTAGTTGTATTCTTACTTTATTTTTTAACTCTTCAGGTAGTATTGAAGACATATAATGTTGCGGCCAGTTAACATGACTTACTAGTACTTTTCTAGTTGACATTTTTAATTCTATTAGTTTATCAATTAATTTAGTAAAATTAAAAACAGTGAGAATATTTATAGTAGTTGATACTACATAACCAACATTCGATTGCGATAAACGGACTAAGTTTTCTTCCACTCTAGGCCAATCGGTTCCAGATCTACTGTACTCTGCATTTTCATCAATGCCGTCGATACTTGCAAAAATTCTAACATCTTTAAATCGTTTCCAAATATCAACTAGATCGTAATCTTTATACTTGATAGTACTCATGTTGGTGTTGTAACGCAAAAACACATCATATCGTTCTTTGGCAATTAACTTATCTAATATCTGATAGTGTTCAGCCATAAGTAATGGTTCACCGCCAGCAAAGTAAATCTCTTCAACATCATCAATAAACTGATCAACGTATTTCATTAAATCAGTTCCGTAGTATGAACTATCAAGAAATTTTATCTTAGTTTTCTTTTCCTCAGGAGTGAAGTCGTCAAACCAAGAACTGCTACTACCATGTCCGCACATACGACATTTAAAGTTACAGATATTACTAAATCTAAAATCCCAAAAAATTATTTCAAATGTTTCGTAGGTACCGTCGGGTAATGTATTACTTTTAGCTTTTTCGATATGATGGCTGAATCTTTCAGTAACCGCCATTCTATAGCTTACACCCCCGCTGTCTTCTTTTTTAGTACAGGTTAGGCATCCTTCTGGAATTTTATTTTCTAAAAAGCTTCTACGCATAGATTTAGTATGTTCGTTATTCCATATTTCTTCTAGTGTAGTATCTTTTAAGTTTCCAAAGTCTTGCCCAAGATACGCACAACAAGGCTTAACACGACCGTTAGGTTCTGTATTAAGATGTATCCACGGCACTATACAAAATTTATCTTCGCTCATATTGTGTTAAACCATTCTATAAATTCTGTTGGGAATACACTAGCTAATGCGATATTTTTTCTATCGGCATATTGTTGTGTAAAACTTTTTAAATCGTGCACCTTATTGGTTTGGCTGTCGGTATCTTCTTGACTGCGATCAACGTTTCGAAGATATACAGCTATTCTCTCTATTTGATTACTTTCAGCAGGACTTAACCCAACAACATTACTTAGCCAAGTTTCAATTTTGTCTGCTTGTGCTTGTTTCAAATTATCTGGCAATACATTTAAATTTTGAAAACTAGGAAAACGCACTAGATTAAGACTCATATGGAACTGATGCCCGCCAAATTGTTTACGTAGTTCTAACATGTCTGTCATAAACTCTGTTATGGTCCAAATGCTTAGGGCACTAATAGTCATCATAACATGTATCATGTTATATTTCCCTTCTTTGGCAAACTGTATTAAATTATTACGCCATACTGTATAATCTAATCCATGACGAACAAACTCGCCGTGGGCACCGTATCCTTCGCCGCTAGTATACAGATCAAATTTCTTAAACTTTTTACTAGCATTGATTAGTTGATGTAGTTTTACCTGATCCATTACTAGATTACTGTTAACGGCAAAATCAAAATTTGTACCTTCACATTCATCTAACAGTTTCCAAAATGAAGGACTACGGGTAGGTTCGCCGCCTGTAATTCTTAGTTCTTGTAAATTGTTTTTAAGGCTAGCATGAAACCATTTAAAAAATGCTTCAATGTAGGGATTGTTTTCATTTTTAATTCCGTAAGGCAAAGCATGTTCTCCAGCATTTTGAAATGCTCCACCGCCAGCTGTCTTTAATTCAATATATGGTCCGTTAACTTTAATATCGCTAGCCCAGGTAGAACTAAACTCTGCGTTACAATAACTACAACTTAAATTACATAAATTATCAAAACTAATTTCTAAAGTTTTTGGATCAATATCTGATCCAGGATCTAATTTAGCTAGTTGAAGTATTTCATCTTCTTCGTAAATCCTAGTCTTATAAACTCGATCACTGTATACATCCGGTGCCGCATTATCCTCAACAGTCCAGCAATAAGCGCACTCGTCACACCGCTTACCAATTAGCATTTCTAATCGACGATCTTTCTTAAAGGTTGTATTATGTAGTGCGGATGGATTACGACTGATCTCGGCTATAGGTATTGTATGCGCCGGCGGCAAATGACAACTAGCTGTTCTTCCGTTGCCTAACCATATAGTAGCGTTATACCATTTTGCGGCACAAAAACTAGGACTTATTTCATTAATAATTTCTATTGTGCGTTTTACGTTTGTTGGCATAATTGATAAAATTTTGTAAGTGCTGGAAAGATTTTATTAAAGTCAGTTCCTCGTCTAATATCATATTCAGTGATAAATGCTGCAAAGTCTTTTCTTAATTGTAATTCTTTGCTGTCAGTACCGTTCATATAGTCAAGCATACGACGCAACTGATCTATTTCACTTTCTGATAAATCAGGTCGTTCTATAATCAATGCTGTTACGTCTTTTGTAAATTGTTGTTTACTAGAAGGGTCTAAAATAGTCAATGACAAGAATTCTGGATACCGTAAAAAGTTAGTCATAAACTGAACTTTGTTAAATGTAGCATTCTTGTTATAATGCTTACGTAGGTCTAGCAAGTATCGTATAAAATCACAATAGGTTGTAATACTAGTTAAGTTAACAGTGGTCATTACAGCAACAATGTTATTGGTATTATCTAAAACTTTTTCCAAGTTTTTAGTCCATGCTGAATAATCTAATCCGTATCTAATATATTCAGCAGGAGCACCTACTGCTTCGCCGCTAGTAAATATTTGTACTTCTTTAATATTTTTAGATATACTATTGAGCTTAGTGATCATTCGATCAACTAGTTCGTCTGGAATGCCTAAATTGGTATTAATAGCAAATACTAAATCAGATTTAGGATTAGCTTCGATGTCGTCAAGCATACGCCATACGTCTTTGCTTAACAGCGGCTCGCCGCCTGTAAGTCTAAGCGTTTCAAGTTTTTGGTATAGTTCCGGCCACCATTTCCAAAAAGCATCTACATAAGGATTAGGGTCACTATGTTTGATAGGCATTTTACCTACCTCTTTAAACCATCCAAATCCGTTATACTTTTGACTAGTTGGATATTCCCCGTGCTTGGCAATTTCGTCATACCACTGGCTACTAAGGTCTGGGCTACAGTAAGCACATTTAAAATTACAAACATTACTAAAACTAATTTCAACGTATGTAGGTTCTACGTCGGCTGTTTTATTTTTAACAACCTCGCCAATGTGAGGATACGCCCACGATGTAGCACTTTTATAACTTCTATCACTAATGTGGCCGCTGTCCTCAGCAGTCCAACAATAGTCACACTCGCTCGGCCGAACACCGTCGAGCATTTTTTGCATTTGTTCTTTTTTATAATTAGTATTATGTAGAGCCTTGTAATTTTGCTCTAATTCGTCTAGCGGAATCTTATGTGGGGAAGGATGATGGCAGCTGTGATTAAACCCATTTTGAAGATACAATGTTAATTGATACCATTTGGCTAAACAAAAGCTAGGACTAACAGCATTTAAGATTGGAATAACTTTTTGAAATTTTTCGTGTTCACTCATATGATAATTGTTTTCATTTTATTATAACTTAGTCACGTAAATTGAGTGAGACTAATATCATCAATTAATTTTTTTTAGATGATTCGAAACCCTTAAAAAAGTATTCTTTTTGTTTCAACAGTCTTATTTAAAAAAGTCATTGGATTGATTTTGAATATCTTTCTTCAGTCTATCGACATCAATTTTAAAATCAATCTTTTTTATATCTTCTTTATATTCGGCAAAAGTTTCTACCAACCGATTGGCAACAATATCGCTATGACTACTAGCTAATTGTTCTTTGATATTGATTTCCCAAATCCTACCATTGCCAAATTCTAACCTAATTGTTTCTAGGTAATGAACTGGCATGGTATTCATATAAAGGTCTTCAAAAACTTCCGGCCACTCTTGTATAAGATGTTTAGGCGGTTTGAATAACGGTTTAGGCACTTTCAGCTTCTTTGGCCTTTGCCGCTTTCTTTTGTGGTGGATCTAAATCGTCTGCTTCTTTACGTAGACGTGCAGCTTCTTTATACATTGCATCTGCTTGACTACGATAGCTCTTGGCAATGTCTTTATCCGTTAGTACTTCGTTAGATGATGCCTTAAGCGGTACTGCTTTCTCTGGTTGTTGTGGTGAAAGATCTTTAACTTTGACTAGTTCTTCAGGTTGATCTTTTGGAGCTCCTGCCACAAATGTGCATAGGTCATCAACAGCACAATTCTTTTGTTCAGCAATTAATCCATTAAGTTGATGCAACGGAATCTCACTACCTGGGGACGGACTCATAATAACATCGTCAGTTGGCACTTTAGCCAGTCGTCCGTCTGCTCTTAGAGCTTGCAGCATTGGTCTACCGTCAGCAAACGATCTAGTAAATAATACTTCTCCTAGTTCAAATGCAGCTTGTGCTTCGTTGGTCTCGACAAGTTTCATGATATTGTCATGATATTCGTCTGGTAAACTGGCAACAGGAATAACTAATGCTTGATTAGATTCGCCTGGTAATGTTCTGAAAGCCACAAGAACTTTTGAACCTGCTTTTTTCATCTTTCCTACATGTTTTAATGATTTCATCACTGATCCTTTTTAGAAACAGCCTCTAAGAAAGTGTTGAGTTTGTTATAAATCTTACCAACGGCTTCTAGTTCGGCTGCTTTGAACGCTCCACGCTGACTAGCTACATCTAAAATACTTCTTAATGCGGCTAGGTCATTAATATTTAAATCGGGTGCTGCTGCCTGTGTCTCTGGTTGAGCGGCTGGTGCCGCCTCTGGTGCTTTAATTTCTTCAGTCATGTGTTTCTCCTTATATGTGGACATGCTAACATAAAATAAGTTAGCTCTTTATGATCTTCAAATCCTACAAAAGTAGCAGTCTTTAATTTCCCATCTTGAGAAATAGTTGGCTGACGCTTTACATAGTATCTTCCTGCTAGTTTGGATTTGATCCAAGTTTCAACTTCAGTACCAAACAGGTCTCCGTCTGCAAGTTTAATTTTTGCAAATTGAGGAGCCACAAAATTAACTTCTCTGTGGCCTAAGATGTCAAGAGCATTAAGTTTTAACATAGTGATATTTAATAGAATTATTTTTTAGTTAGAGGATTCTTGGCTTAATCTTTTGTTAAGTGCTTTTGCTGCACCCATTTTTCTAACATCGCCTGCAAACAGATACAGTTCAAATGCCGCTTTTTCAGATAATACTCTAATATATCTTTTTTGTAAATGAAAAGGAGAATCTAGATATTGATCGAGCCAAACTAACACTTGTGGCCCAATAGTTAGGTCTTTCGGAAGTTCAATTTTGTAGGTTTTAATTTCAGAATGTGTCTCTACAAATTCTAAACATTGATCGGTCATCCGTAAGCCGCCAACATCTTTGCCTCTTGTACTGAACCACCAAGCAGCACGGAATTTTTTTGCATATGCAGCATCGTGCGGTTGTCCTGCGGCTTTGAGGAATACCGAAGTATAGGTATCCTTACGGTCCATATATTACTCTATTTTTTCACCTTGGCTTAGTTTATAAACTGCAAAGTCTTTAGTCTTAAAAAGTCTATTAAGTTTTTTTGCAAGGTTGTGTGCATGGCCGGGATTACTAAATGAGACCTTCTTGTATTTAGGACCTGGATAGCTAGCAACGAGACTACCACTCTTTAAATTGAATGGAGACTCTTTATAAAACACAGCCCAAATGGCATCACTTTCAAGTATTTGTTCAATCTTAAAAGTGTCTTTGTTTGCATGTTCAAGTATAACTTTGGGTTTCGGTCTGCTCATTAATACGTGTTTCCTAATTAACCACGTATATATTTATCAAGAACCGAAGCCGCCCCCGTCGAACTTAACGTCAATCCTAGTAGTAGATTCACGTATTTCTGCCAGCATTTGATGTATCTCTTGAACTGTGCGCCCTAGTTTACTGGTTAAAATAGCCAATTCAGCAGTTAAATCACGTGCCTCTTGTATAGATAGTCTAATATCTTTCTGTTGACTGCGTTCTGCTGTTGCAACTCTAGTAAGCAGTTTTTCTACACTAGGTAAATTAGTAGGTAAATTATTTTGAGACATTTGACAATACCTGCCGCATCTCAAACTCAGTTTTAAAAGGACCTTGATATGAGTATCTTTGCAAAGTGATCAATTTGGGACAAAAACTTTTAACCCAACCTTTGTCAAATTTAATTACATAAAACCCTGCACAATACAAACTCTTACTATCACCGCTCTTTGTAAATAACGGCAATTTTCTTTTAATGTCGAACATTGCATTATGCGGAGTTGTGCTAGTTGCATAGCCGTGAACTTCATTGGGTTCGGCACCATCAGCTTCTTTAACAATTTTAGCAACAAAGAAATTCTTACCAAACTGTCGAGTTAGACTTTCTTTATTGTCATAAATTTTAATTCCTAGTTCGTTGCTAAGAACAAATCGATTGTCTTCGTTCTTTCTCAGTGTGGCAAACTTTGTACCGTCTTTCTCAACGATCCAAAATTTATTTTCAATGATTGGTTTAGCATGTAAATCGGTCATAGTGTGTACCTCGCATTAAGTGGCTCAGCATAAGCCTGTGCCTGATCTGCAATCTTCTTAAGATCATAAAGATTACAAAATTTCATTAATCTAATTCCAACCTGACTGACATTTTTATTTGCCTGTGTTGCGGCAGTAATTGTGTCTGTCATAATCTGTCGAATATCATCTGGTTGAGCAGTTAGGTCAATCAGTTGCCGATTGCGCTCGTAATCTTCTTTAACTCTGTGTTCTTTACCTTCATGGTCGGTCCAACGCTGAAGCATCATATTGTTCCAATTGAACCCTTTTGTGTCTCGATCGCCAAAGGCTTCACGGAGACCAATCTTATTCTTTGTGCCTTTTTCACGTACTCCCGGATATGCAGAAAAGACGTTGTCTGAGGTATCGCCTCGCATACACTTCTCAAAGAGTAGCCATTGCGGGTCTGGAGCCGCTTTGACTTCTTGAGTCTTTTTATCAATGACGGGCTTATTCTTTTTATCAAAGTAGCCTTCGTGCGTGATCGTGATTTCTGTGACGCCATTATATTGTTTTACGTTTGGAGCAATAAGTTGTACAAAATCTGTGTCGGTTGAAATAATTACATGATTATCGCTAGGATGACTCTGAATCCACCCTGCAATCAAATCATCTGCTTCAAGCCTAGGATGTTGCAATACTGAGCAGTTAGTCTTTTCAGTCACAAAATCTTTAAATGTATCAAATGCTTCCCAAAACACACGTTCTTCTTCTGCTTCACGTTCTGTATGTGCGGCACGAGCATCACTACGTTGTCGCTTATACGGAGCATAGTAATCTTTGCGCCACGAGCGACCTTCTAAAAAGAATACCACGTGTGTACCGCCAAAGTCTTGCCATGCTTTCTTAATTGAATTAAGAGTAATGTGAAAAGCCATGCCTAACTTAATATCAGCATCACCGTTGATAACGTGCCTAGCACGGAAAAATGTATTAGCAGTATCAACTAGAATATATGTCATAGATTATTTTTTCTAACAGAATTAATATCAATAACGCCGGTATTAACAGCGCCTCCAAAATCTCCGTCAACTACCACATTAGCGCAGAGTTCACGAAACCAACGGTCTACAATTTCTTCGTCTTTATCACCGTCGAAACCGTATCCTTCTTGCTTTAATTTTAACACAAATTGCTCATTCCAGTCAAGCTCAAAAAACCCATTGCGTACATTGTCTTTATTGATATGAGTGTTAAGAACACCTACCCAGGGTTCTTTCAATTTAGTTGCACGATCTTTTGGGTTTAATTTAGCAAGTTCTTCAGAAGTTTTAGCACGTTCTGCAGCCTCTACAGCATCTTTAGCAATCTTTGTTGATTCTTCAGCTAACTTTACTGCGGCTTCAGTTTCTGCTTTGAGTTTATCAATACCAAATAATTTTTCTATAAATCGTTTCATTATGTTCCCCACTCATTTTTAAACAATGGTACCTGCAATCTGTCACTGTATCGCAATCCATTCTTCATAGCTAAGTCTGCCACTGTGCGATTGTTTAATGCGTAGACACTTTCAACACCGCCTACTGGCATTAAGTAGACATGTCCTTTAAATCCTGCTTTACGATAAGCGGCAATAGCACACTCTGCATCTGCAAAGTCTTGTTCTGTGGCAATAACAAATTTCAAGTATGCTGTGCCAATTTGTTCGTATTCGCAAACTACTTCTGGAAGAATTGCTTCCTCCCACTTCTCACCACTGCACGGCAGTTTAGCACTTACTGAAAATGTAATTTCTCTATAAAAATCTAAGTTAGGCATTTGCCACTCTAACAAATATTCTTTAAACTCTTCTGTTAGTTTTTGAGTACCGTTTGTTTCAAATGTAATTTCTTTTAAGCCAGCCATTTTAGGATGACGCAACAAGTCAGGATAAGCACGTTGCCACCCCAACAAGGGTTCACCGCCTGTAATAACTAGATGCTCATCTTGCCAAGTATTATGTGGAATAATTTCCATAATACGATCTACAATAGCTTCACTTGTAAGCATTGGGCTTAGATCTTTAAAGCGTGGATCCCAACTAGCATAGCTATCACATCCTGTACTAACCAACGGCAACATTTTGTAGTCGTTGTATTTTGCTGGATCGATGTCATTTGCTTCTTGACTCATTTCGCCACGTGGCATACCAAAGCCTTGACATTTAAAATTACAACCAAATGTACGTAAGAAAACAGAAGGCACACCCATATAGCGTCCTTCACCTTGAATGCTGTAAAACAGCTCTGCGATTTTAATTTTGCTCATAATATATTATACACTCTTTTCACTATTGGTGTCAACCTTTTTCAAAAGCCAACTACCGTCTTTTTGGTCAATCCATGTGATGTTATCACCTTCTTTCCATCCTGCTTGTTCTAGCAGTTCTGGAGGAAAGCATAATATGTAATCTCCAGTTTTGGGATCTTCTTCTACGTTAAGTGTCCAGCTTTTCAATTTCAACTCCTGATTTTTTGAGGAATTCAACCCCTGCATCATCTCTATAGTTTTCACCATAGTAAACACGACTAATGCCAGACTGATATATAAGTTTAGCGCATTCAATACAGGGGGCATGAGTGATAAAAATATCAGCGCCGTCTCCACTGTCATTGGACTTCGCTAATTTTGCAATAGCGTTTGATTCAGCATGGAGTACCTCTGGTTTGGTTTTTAAAGCATACCGTCTAGCATATCCTATGTCAGGATCAAAGTCTTCCTCTTCAAATGGCCAGCGTTCTTCAATTTCGTCAGGATTCAACCATCCACCTGCATCTCCGCTCATATATTCTTTATCTTCGCAGTTGTTGTCCCAACCTGCCGGCATACCATTATAACCGATACTAATGATTCTATCATCCTTGACCACAATCGCACCCACATGTAATCTGCGAGCATGACTAAGCTCTGCAAATCTTGCGGCCACATCCATGTAGGTTTTTTTAAACCGAGATTTCATTGTTTCTCTTTTGATCTATTTGTCTACGTTTACGACATTCTTCTTTGACTGAGTTAGGAATATCAGGATGCCATTCTGCCATCCCACAATCATATATCCGATATTCTGGCATCTCTACTTGTGAAAGTACAATAATCCAAATAGCACAGGCAACTATAAATCCTACAACATATTTGATCACAATCTATCACTCACTAATATTTTACACATAAAAGCATCTTGTTCATTCTCAAAATGAAAGCACATGAAATTCTCATTAAGCTCGGTTGTGTATCTATGACCGGGTAATCCAAAGTGTTCTAAAATTGTAGCGCAAGTTTCATTCCACCAAATGTTTGGCTGGTTGTCCCACGGAACGGTAATTGTTCTTAAGTTAGACACAATATCCTACTCATTTTTTATAATTGCCTTTTTCTGGAATGACATGCCTAACACCACCTCTGGGGTCTTCCATATCGCCTTTTCTTCGTGGGATCAAATGTATATGAGGATACATTACAGTTTGACCTGCTGCTTCGCCCCAATTAAGACCAATATTGAATCCGTCACACTCGCCTTTCTCAATCATATCTTTTCCAACACTAAGCGCATCATTAAAGCAGTCGGTAATAACTCCGTCTGCTGCATACTGTGGAACAAATAGTAGATGTCCGTCTGTAACAGGGTACTTATCTTTAAAGACTTTAACATGGAAGTCTTCTCGAACTAGATCTGTCCACGGTGCAATACCAGCAGCTTCGGCCTCTTCTAATACATATTCTTTTTTCACTTAGTCCACCATTCTTCAAAGGGAAATTCGATCCATACAGGATTTTCTGCTTTGTTAATTTCTTCACCTACAAAATCCATTTTAACTTTAGACTCACTAGCAAGATTATCAAATATAGTGGCAAACCTTACATTTTGATTCCATATTTCATCAAGCCATCTTTCGGCGTCGGGTAAGCAACTACTTTGCCAGTCGTTTAAAATCCAATTGATAGTTGCACCGCTATCGTTAATGTCGTCGACAATTAAGATATTAGGAGTGGGAATATCTGGGTCATATCCAAATGCATCCTCTGCCATCCATAGATTGCTTTCGGTGGCATGTTCTCCGCCGTTATCTCTAAGACTTACTTTTAGTGTTTCGCAGGGAACATTAAAATACTGACTGATCATAACAGCGGGCAATAGACCTCCTCGGGTAATACCTACTATATAATCCGGACGCCAATTACTTAAAGAAATATCTCTACAAATGTTTGCTACTAGACCTTGAAACTCTGTCCAACTTACTTTACGTTTTTCCATGACGCTCCTTAAGATACTGCTCGTGTTGAATCCATTCGTCGTTTACTAGAAATCCCCAATCACGTTTATGCGGACCGGGCATGAATAATGTCCATGCAGTTATGCCAGGCTTAAGCTCAACACGATGATAAGAATTAGGGCTACATATACGAAAATGGCCGGGTCCTCTCCATTTACGTACTTCACCTGATTTACTACCGTCTGCGTTAAATTCCGGAATCCATTCATAATATCCACCTTTCAAAATTAATGTTGCATAAGGCCAAGGATGATCATGTACATCATCTGGATCGCCTTTTAGGAATTTATGTAAAAATACATTAAAGGGAAACCGTGTTCTGTCTTTTAAGAAAACATAATATCTTTCTAGATAAGGCTCGTCATTAACACGATCCATAATAATACGTTTACGTCCAATGCGTTCTAAAAAATTAAGAAATGCTTTCATTCTACACCTTCTCCAAACCAATCATCTACCATACGTTCTGCTTCGTTTTGTGTGAGAGCAGGCACAAAGATTCTAGCAAGTTGTCCAACAGTATGTTGAATATTAAATCGAATAATACCTGGAGGAATAAGATCGTAATCTCTTTCAACTACGAATTCCTGCATATTTTTTGCACGATTAATTAATTCATTAGCCATTACGGCTGCTGTTAGACTTGGGTTCATCTTGGGGCAAACTCCTGTTGTAGTTTAATGTTATCAAAAAACTCTTTCTTTGTGTGTGGATCATCCTTAAACGATCCACGAAGCACGGTAGTTTGTGTTAGACTAGAGTGTGCCATAATTCCACGATTCTCACAGCATCCATGTGTGGCTTGAATGTAGACTGCCACGTTCTCTGAGTCGGTAGCTTTAGAAATTTCTCTAGCAATGTCATTACACAATTCTTCTTGCAGAGTACCACGTCTAGCACACCATTGTGCTATTCTTGTGTACTTTGACAAGCCAATGAGTTTTTGTGCGGCAATGATACCGATATACGCGACGCCAGCCACAGGCTGGTGATGGTGACTGCACATGCTACGAAGCTCACTACGCACAACCAACATACCCTCATATCTATCC